GATTCTTCAGCATCTGATATTAGTGACAAAATCAAAGATGTTTTGTATGCAAAAGCATCAGAACGTATCAATAATATTCGTCCAACAGTTGGTGCATCCATGTTTGGTGATGAACAACAATCAGAGGATCAAGAATAATGACTAGGACTTTATTAATTGGAACGGAAACCGGATTGGCAGTTACAACAACATTAGGTAATGCCACTGTAGTTCGTGTTTACAATGGTGTTTCTGGAGTTGCTACAGTAAGTATTGCTAAAAGTACTACCACCGGATATGCAAATACGGCATCAGTAACTCTCCCTCAAGGACACGTTGAGTTTTTTGAGAAAGCAGGTGCTGATCAAATTTGGGCATCAGATAATGCTGTAGTTGGATCAAAAGTAGGATTTACTGGATAAACAAATGAAACTTATCACGGAAGAAATTTCAAAAGTAGAATTTGTCGTAGAAGGCAAAGGTGCTGGTAAAAAGATGTACATTGAAGGAGTTTTCCTTCAAGGTGACATCAAAAACCGTAACGGCAGAATGTATCCTATGAGCACTCTTGAAAAAGAGGTTGGTAGATACAATGAAAACTTTATTTCAAAAGGACGTGCTTTAGGTGAACTTGGTCACCCTGATGGACCTACCGTAAACCTTGATCGTGTTTCTCATAAGATTGTTTCTCTCACGAAAGAGGGAACAAACTTTAGAGGAAAGGCACAAATCCTCGACACTCCAATGGGTAAGATTGCAAAATCTCTCATTGATGAAGGTGTTATGCTCGGAGTTTCTTCTCGTGGTGTTGGTTCACTAAGAACTACGAATGAAGGTCATAAAATTGTTGGTGAAGATTTTATGTTAGCAACCGCTGCTGATATCGTTGCCGATCCTTCTGCTCCTGATGCTTTTGTTTCAGGAATTATGGAAGGAAAAGAGTGGGTTTGGGAAGGAGGAATTCTTCGTGAACAACTCGCAGAAAAGACTCAAAGAAGAATTAACACCCTTGTTGATCAAAGAAGACTTGAAGAACATAAACTCCAGTTATGGAATGATTTTCTATCAAATCTTTAATTTATAAATAAATATAGATTAATACAAAAATATCTAATCAAATGTCCGTTGGTAGCAATTTACAAGAAATGGAAAACGTAGTAACCAAAGGTGCTGCTGCAGCTGAACCAATGCAAAAACTGTCCCATTCAACTCCAGGACAGCCTTCTGTAGAGGATCTCGGTGGCCCAACCCCAGAAAACTATAAAGCAGATGACAACTCTGCCAAACTCAAGGAACCTTCAATCGCAACTGTCAAGGACATTGTGAATAGAGGTGCCAAACCTGCTGAAGCCATGCCTAAGGGTATGAAGGAAGAGGAAGAGGTTGAAGGAGAAGTTGTCGAAGAGGAAGAGGAAATCACTGATGAGGTAGTTTCTGAAGAAGAGACTACTGAAGAGGAAGTGGTTGCCGAAGAAGAGGAGTCAATCGAAGCAGAATACAGCATCGAAGAAGATGTTGAAGCACTGCTTGCTGGTGAAGAACTCTCCGAAGAATTCCAAGAAAAGGCACGTACCATTTTTGAAACTGCTATCAAGGCAAAGGTTGCCGAAGTTCAAGAAGAACTGAAGGCACAATATGAAGCAACTCTTGAAGAGGAAGTTTCTATCATTAAGGAAGAACTGACCGATAGAGTTGATGCATATCTTGAGTATGTTGCTGAAGAGTGGATGACCGAAAATCAACTCGCAGTAGAACAAGGACTCAAGACTGAAATGACCGAATCATTCCTTACCGGAATGAGAAGTCTTTTTGAAGAACATTATGTAACTATCCCTGAAGAAAAATATGATGTACTCAATAGTATGGTAGAAAAACTTGATGAGATGGAAGATAAACTCAACGAGCAAATTAAGTCAAATATTGCTCTCAATCAAAGATTAGCCGAGTCGGTTGCTGAAGCAATCTTCTCCGAGGTCTGCGAAGGTCTGGCACTTTCACAGAAGGACAAACTCGCTTCTCTTGCCGAAAATGTTGAGTTTGATAGTGAAGAGAACTATCGTGAGAAACTGGTAACTCTGCGTAAGTCTTACTTCCCAGAGAATGCCGGAGCTCAAAGAGACCAGTCAGAGAATATTTCCGAAAGTTCTGATGTTGAAGCAACGACTTCTGCATCACCTCTTATGGAATCATATCTCACAACTCTGACTAGAGTTTCTAAAAAGTGATTTTTAAATTATAAGTCAAACTAAAACTTTTAAGAGGTAAAATTCAAATGCAAGGTTTCAATGCTGAATACCTGCAGGAGAAGTGGGCACCTATTCTGAATCACGAGGGAGGAATCAAAGATTCCCATCGTAGAATGGTTACCGCAGTTCTCCTGGAGAACCAAGAAAGAGCACTTCGTGAGGAGCGTGAGTTCCTGTCCGAAGCACCAACTAACGCAACCGGTTCATCGGGCGCAACCGCAGGTTTCTCTGCCGATGCTGCTGCCGGTGGTCCTACCGCAGGTTTCGACCCTGTTCTGATCTCCCTGATCAGACGTGCAATGCCTAACCTGGTCGCATATGACCTGGCTGGTGTTCAACCAATGAACGGTCCTACTGGACTGATCTTCGCAATGCGTTCCCGCTACACCAACCAGAGCGGAACCGAAGCACTGTTCGACGAAGCAAATACCGCATTCTCCGGAATCGGCACTAATTCCGGTATTGGAACCGGTTATGTTGCTGGTTCTGACGGAGCATCCGTTGGTTTCGGTACGAATACTCAGAGAGGAGACAACCCAGGTATTCTCGATCCTAATGCTAACAACACTGCCTACACCGTAGGACGTGGCATGAACACCGAGACTGCCGAAGGTCTGGGTGAAGCAGGTAATGACTTCAACCAGATGGCATTCTCGATCGAGAAGGTCACCGTTACTGCTAAGTCAAGAGCACTGAAGGCAGAGTACTCCTTAGAACTCGCACAGGATCTGAAGGCAATCCACGGTCTCAATGCTGAGGCAGAACTCGCAAACATTCTCTCCACAGAGATTCTTGCTGAGATCAACCGTGAAGTCATCAGAACCATCTATAAGGCAGCAGAAGCTGGTGCACAGTCTAACGTTGCTAATGCAGGTACTTTCGACCTCGACGTTGACTCTAACGGACGTTGGAGTGTTGAGAAGTTCAAGGGTCTGATTTTCCAAATCGAGAGAGATGCGAACGCAATCGCACAAAGAACTCGTAGAGGGAAGGGCAACATGATCCTCTGCTCTGCAGACGTTGCCTCCGCACTGACCATGGCAGGAGTTCTCGATTACACCCCTGCACTCAACGCAAACCTGAACGTTGATGACACCGGTAACACCTTCGCAGGTGTCCTTGCTGGTAAGTACAGAGTCTACATCGACCCATATTCTGCAAACGTTGGTTCTGCAGGCAATGGTGCTCAGTACTACGTTGCTGGTTATAAGGGTACTTCACCTTATGACGCAGGTCTGTTCTACTGCCCATACGTTCCTCTCCAGATGGTTCGTGCCGTTGGTGAGAACACCTTCCAGCCTAAGATCGGATTCAAGACCCGTTACGGTCTGGTTTCCAACCCTTATGCAGAAGGTTCCTTCTCCGATGGTCAAGGTCTGGGTCGTATCACCGCAGCATCCAACCGTTACTACAGAAGAGTACGTGTTCTGAACTTGATGTGATCCATTGTTCACAAGGTTAATCAGAGGACCCCACTATGGGGTCCTTTTTTTATAAATAAAAATAAAATGCCTGTAACTGATACTCAGAGAAAACGTTGGAAAGAAAGGTCGGAATATATTAACTCTAAAAAAAGAGTTCCCTGTTCTGATTGCGAAAATAGTTTTCCCGAGTATTGTATGGACTTCCACCATATTGATGAAGAAACAAAGGATCCTGCCTTTAAGAGGCAAAATGGAAAGTCTATGTTGATGGAAATGCAAAAATGGAGTATTGACCGAATAGATAAAGAGTTAGAGAAGTGTGTTGTTGTCTGTGCAAACTGTCATCGTATAAGACATCATTCTTGAGGGTTTAGCGACCCTCTTTTTTTATCTAAATAATAATAAAAATGCCCTACCATGTCCAAAAACCAAGTGCTATTGCACTGGTAGATCCATCTAAAACAGTGGCATATTATATCGGTAACAATAGATGGTCATTTCTTTTTTCAGATAGACAAGTATTTTCTACTGAAGAAGAAGCACAAAATGCAGTTTCAATAAGAAATGCAGTCGTTGTAAGTGAGTAATAACTATGGCATCCGCATTCAATAAGCAGATTGGAAATAGAAACTTTTTATCACCAGTCGGTTTCAAATTTAGTCTGGCAAAAGAACCAAAAGTTGATTTTTTCTCAAACTCTGCTAGAATTCCAGAGATTAGTCTGGGAACAGCAACTCAACCATCATATCTGAAGGATGTTGATATTCCTGGAGATAAGTTATCTTATGGAGATTTTTCCCTAAGGTTTATGGTTGATGAAGGTCTTGTTAACTATATGAAAATCCATAACTGGATGACTGGACTTGGATATCCAGATTCAACACAGGATTTCAAAGATTTAACAACCAATGATAATAATATAAGAGATTTGAATGAGCAGTTCAGTGATGGCAGTTTACACATCTTGAACAGCAATTTTAGAGATGTTGCTATTGTAAAGTTTAGAGATTTGTTTCCAGTTTATCTGACTTCCTTGGAGTTTGAAGCATCTGATACGGATATCAACTACTTTACAGCAGAGGTCACTTTCAAGTATACTCTATATGATATAGTAGCACCAGACGGTAGAACACCCCTATGAATCTTGATGAAATTCAGGAGATGTGGCAGAAAGATTCTGTCATTGATCCTGACAACTTACATGATGAATCTTTAAAAATTCCTCAACTCCATTCTAAGTATTATACCTTATACAATACCATTACACTACTCCGTGAGAGAGCAAGAGAAACGCATAATAGAGTAAGATTAGAACGATATAATTACTACACAGGAAAGGCACCAGCAGAGGTTTATGAGGAAGAACCATTTCCGTATAAGGTAAGAGACAAAGAGGCATTACAGAGGTATCTGGATGCCGATGAGAAACTGAATAAAGTAGATCTCAAGATTAGATACTACGATATTATACTTAAGTTCCTGGAGGAGATAATTAAGACGATTTCCAATAGAACTTACCAAATCAAAAATGCCATAGAATGGCACCGTTTCCAAGCAGGTTTTAACTGAGGCAATAAATACCCATAGGTGAAACTTATGGGTTATGTCTCATTTGATTATTTCTAAAAAGAACGAAGTATATCTTCAGGTAAAAGCAGAACCTCACATCTACTACGAACTAGCAGATCAGTTCACGTTTGAGGTTCCTGGTGCAAAGTTTATGCCTCAATACCGTAACAAGTATTGGGACGGAAAGATTCGTTTATTTAATACCCAAACTGGTGAGATATATGTTGGGTTGTTAGATAAACTCACAAAGTTCTGTGAGGATCACGAATATACCTATGAGTTTGTAAATAACAAGTTTTATGGTCTTCCCTTTGAGACCAATGATATGATTTCAAAAGAAGGTGTCAAAGATTATATAACATCTGTATCTAAGTATGCTCCGAGAGATTACCAAGTAGAGGGAGTATACGACGCCCTAAAACATAATAGAAGGTTGTTGATATCCCCAACTGCTTCTGGAAAGTCTCTGATGATATACTCTGTTGTGAGATATCACGTTGAGAAGCAACGAAATATTCTGATAGTCGTTCCGACGACTTCCCTAGTAGAACAGATGTATAAAGACTTTGAAGACTATGGTTGGGACGTAGGTTCATTTTGCCACAAGATCTATGCGGGACGTGAAAGAGAGACAGATTCTCAGGTGATTATCACCACCTGGCAGTCCATCTACAAACTCCCCCGCAAATATTTTTCAAGATTTAATGTGGTCGTTGGAGATGAAGCACACCAGTTCAAATCTAAGTCATTAATATCTATAATGACAAAACTTGCTGATGCAAAATATCGTTATGGATTTACTGGAACATTAGACGGAACTCAAACTCATAAATGGGTATTGGAGGGCTTATTCGGTCCTTCATATAAAATCATCAGAACAGAAGAACTGATGAAGAAGGGGCACGTTGCCAAACTGGACATTAATGTACTTCTACTGAAGCACCCAGCACATAAGTTTGAAAACTTTGAAGAAGAAGTTCAATACATTATCAATCACGATAGAAGAAATAAATTTATAAGAAATCTTGCATTAGATCTAAAGGGAAATACCTTAGTTCTTTTTGCGAGAGTTGAAGGACACGGACAACCACTTTATGAAATGATAAATACGAATAGGGTGGATGATCGTCATGTATTTTTTGTTCATGGTGGTGTAGCAACAGAGGATCGAGAAAAAGTACGGGAGATTACCGAAAAAGAAAATAACGCAATCATTGTCGCTTCATACGGAACATTTAGTACAGGCATTAACATTAAAAACTTACACAATGTTATTTTTGCTTCTCCTTCTAAATCCAGAATACGTAATCTCCAATCAATTGGTAGAGTCCTCAGAAAAGGTAATAACAAAACAAAAGCAACTCTATATGATATCGCTGACGATATATCCTACAAATCCAGGAGAAATTATACACTTAATCATTTAATAGAAAGAATCAAAGTTTATAATGAAGAAAACTTTAACTACGATATAGTAAACATACCACTAAAAAACTAATGGGAGATGAATTCTACGCAATCATAAAACTAGTATCAGGTGAAGAAATATTATCACTTGTTTCCATTGATGAAAATGATGGAGATCCTTTGGTTGTAATGCAAAATCCAATCACAATGAAAGTTCTTCGTTCTCATCATGGAATGCATATCAAAGTAAAATCATGGATAGAAATGTCATCTGATGATTTCTTTATTGTAAAACCTGATAAGATGATTACAATCACAGAAACTAAAGATAAAAGATTGATCGAGATATACAATAACTATATTGAAGATGAAGACTTTATGGATTCTTTTGATAGTACTATGGAATCTAAAACTCAAAAAACATCAGGAAAAGTTAAACCATCTCAAAAAATGGGATATATTACAACTGTAGAAGAAGCAAGAAAAAGACTAGAAGATATATTTAAACTTGAAGATCCTAAAGAAAGCTAGTACTCATCTTTAACCGGGACAAAGGTAGTCTACACACATTTTCTAATGTTGTCAAGCCCACAAAGTATGGTATAATAATAACA